TGTTGTGTTGTTTGATGACCTACCTACAGGAGATCAGTATAAGAATCTCATAGGTAAAGAATATATATCATTACATTCAACAGAGGAAATATTTAACAGCCCAGACGATGTTGAATGTGTTATACATATTGGAGCCAATTCTAGTACATTAGAACGTGATTGGTCTAGCCTTTACAAGACAAATGTGTTGTCAACTCGCAAATGGAATCAGTTCTGTATCCGTAATGACATTCCGTTTATCTTTACATCATCGGCAGCAGTTTATGGCAACGGGCACGGGCCATTAAATCATTATGCGTTTTCTAAACAGACTAGCGAGAATGAGATAGACGGAGTTATCCTCAGACTGTTTAATGTTTATGGCCCTAACGAATATCACAAAGGTCGTATGGCCAGTACTGTATTTCATTGGTATCAACAAGATGAGATCACACTATTTGAAAACAGCCAAGCATACTTTAGAGATTTCGTCTACGTTGAAGATGTTGCCAAAGTCATCTATCATTTTGTACAAAACTACAAACCAGGCACCTATGACGTAGGCGTTGGACAGGGTGTTAGCTTTGACACTATAGCAGACATTATTGGAAAGAAAAAGAAATATATAGAAATGCCCGAGGATTTAAAAGCACAGTATCAGACCAACACCTGCGCTGATCTAACAGCATTATCTAACTCAGGGTTTGATATAGGTATTCTTCGGCCAGTTGAGCAGGGCATACCTGAGTATTACCGATATCTAAAGACTAGTCAAATCTACTAAAGACATCTTTTAGTGCAATAATTAAATCCTCAATCATACCATCATCGTGCATGGGAGTTGGTGCTAATCGTAAACGTTCGGTACCGACTTCCACCGTTGGGCTGTTTATCGCTTGACAATAAATGTTATAATCGTTTAATAAACTATCACTCATAGCCTTGGCCCGTTTGGCGTCACCTACCATAATAGGAACGATGTGGGTAGTGCTATCCATAACTGGCAGTCCAGCTTTAAACAATCTGTGTTTCAACTTACGAGCACGTTCTTGATGTTGCTCACGTAGTTCATTATGTTCTTTAAGATATTTCACAGCAGCCAAAGCCCCAGCGCATGTTACCGGACTGGTGCTAGTAGTAAAGATAAATCCATCTGCTAGACTGCGAATTGCATCGATGACTACACCTTCGGCAGCTATATAGCCACCTTGGACCCCATATGCTTTACCTAGAGTACCATTAACTATGTCAATTCTAGATTCTAGTCCTAATTCTTCCACTTTACCGCCCCCGTGGGCGCCATAGAGTCCTACTGCGTGTACTTCATCGATGTATGTTATCGCACAGTATTTCCCAGCTAGCTCACATATCTCTTTGATATTGCTAACATCACCTTCCATACTGTAAACAGATTCAAACACGATACACGGTGTTTGACCGTCATCCACTACAGCCTTTAATAATTCTTCTAAGTGTTCCATATCGTTATGGCGATAGATACTTTTTGAAGCTTGGCTATGTTTAATACCCATAATTAAGCTGTTATGATTTTTAGCATCACTAACATAATGAATCGTTGGAAACACTTTTGCTAATGCTATTAATGTCCATTCGTTAGCGGTATATGCACTACTAAACAATAGCGCACGATCTTTCTTGTGCAACGTTGCTAGTTCGTGCTCTAATGCCACATGATAGTGACTAGTACCTGCAATATTACGAGTACCACCGGAGCCAGCGCCAGTCATGTCTAATGCGGTATGCATAGCATCCAATACAACTTTGTGCTGGCCCATGCCCAAATAATCGTTTGAGCACCAGTTTACAATGTTTTTAATATTGTATGGGCCGTACCAGATAGCGTTAGGGAATTTACCCGCTTCACGTAAAATATCATTAAAAACACGATATTTGCCGTTACTCTTAAGATCTTGTATTATTATTTTAAAGGGATTTTTATCAATCATAGTGGAGTATTTAACTAAATATTAGACTAGGGGAATTTTTATGGATATTATTAAACTTGACGTACCATTGTTTATACGCTTGCTTGAACTTGCTCGCGAGGATGTTAAACAAGATGCAGACTTACATGACATAGCAGAAGCAGTTATTGCGATAAGTCAACAAGGTGTTGCCACTATGGCAGATTATGATAATATTGTGGGATTTATGAGCAAACAAGGTGATACCGCTTCAGAAGCAGTTGATGAACTTGCTCGTATTAAACACCTAGGTGGTATACGATAATGCGTGTAAGTGAAATTATTAGAAGTATTCTAGATGTTATTGACACTGCCGAAGCAGGTCAAAATATTCCACACCCGACCCAAGAAGTTCCCAATGAACAATTTTATGATGATGAAGTTAGACAAATGCGTCAAGTCGCTGATTTAGTTAGTGGGCAACAAACAACAGCATATTCAAACAGTCCTGCAGAAGAATATGCAGGTGTTGAAGCAGTTACTACAGCGGCAGGTGGCGGCCCAAACAAACCTAAACACCAAGATGATATCAGAGGCGATAGCTTTAGAATTCACGGAGATAACTAATGGCCAATATTGATGTAACCTATAAAGGTCTTACAGGTATTGAAGTTGTATTAACAGTAGCTAACACTCTTACTATTGACGGACTTATCTCAGCTATTGCCTCCAACGAAGGACTACCTACAGATTACTATAAAGTTAGTCTAGGTGGGAGTCCAGACAAAAATGAAGTATCTTATGGTGACAGTTCTGCTACAATAGCCAGCATGGGATTTGTAACAGGATCACGAGCAATTTGTAGCCCTAGTCAAGACGGAACAAAACAGTCACGCATGATCCAAAAGTTAGAGATAGCTCAGGAAAAACGGCAAGCAAATGGTGACACTACTAAACGATATTATCGTGTTAAAAATACTTACGATATTACACAATTGCCAACACAATATATAGATAACGTAGCAACTAACAATCTAAACGGAGGTGGATTACAACTGGGGCGCCCTTGGGTTACATTCTTACCTAAAGATTTGTTTGCCGCAGGCGAAAAAGGTATTTGGTTTGACCCAAGTGATATTACTTCATTATTCCAAGATGTTGCTGGGACTATCCCAGTAACAGCAAGTGGACAAACTGTAGCATTGATGAAAGATAAATCGGGTAATCTTGCCCATGCTACACAGGCAGTAGCTATATCTCGCCCAACATATTATGTATATCCTGGTACCGGATACGGAACTTTACAATTTGATGGTATCAATGACTTTATGGTAACTAGTGCTATTAACTTTACTGGCACAGCCGTTATGACTGCCACTACCGGTTTTCAGGTTGCTGCCACCGCTACCACTGGCCCAAGAATAGTTGTAGAATTAGGCCCAGATACTTCCGCGGCAAACGCAGGAACATTCTATATAACCGGACCTGCTACTACATTAGATCATAGTGTTGGTTTACGTGGAACCACTTGGGCTTATGCTAGTTTCACTAATCACACAGCAAATCCAAACGATGATATCTTAACAGCACAACTGAACATCGGTGCCGCCACTAAAGAATTAGAATTAATACCTAGACTAAATGGTATAGTTAAATCCGGTGCTGGTTTAACCTGGGGTGGTGCCGCAAACGCAGGTACAGGAAACTTCGGCAACTACGCATTATACATAGGTGCTAGAAGTGGCACAAGTTTATTCTTTGAAGGTAAGTTATATGGCGCAGTAGTTCGCGGAGCAACATCTACCGCACCACAAATCACCGCAACTGAAGATTGGGTTACTGCCAGACTATATTAAAATGTAAGACAATTTAACAGGAGCGAACATGAGCACTGACACAGAAACCGTATACAGAGACTATAAACTAGTTGGCTGTAGTTGTGGATGCGGTAAACATTGCGGTAACAGTTGTATGACTGATGACTGTGATTGCAACGAATGTCTATGCCCAGACTGTACAAAAGATGTTTACAACATTACCAATAACTTTAACAAGAATTCCCGTCTGCACAAACGCAGTTGATAATTTAAATCCGCAAGACTTCCAATATTATGATAAAGACGGCTTTGAACTGAACCGTGCTGAACGTAAGTTCTACGATGCAATGAAGTATCCTATTGATTACCCAATGCTTAATCACAAGTGTTGGCAAGAGCCTTGGCTGTACCTAGATGATCCCAAGGGCATACTGATCAACGATCACAGTATGTTCTTATGTCGGGCCAGTTATGATGGGGAAGCAGCTGAACAGCTATATACAATGAAGTCCGCAGTGCCACAGGCAGGTTACCTATTACAGACTAAAAAGAAATGGGGATTTGATTTTGCCCTTGACGCAGTCAGTGACGAGGGTGAGATATATGAAGTTATACATATTGAATATGATAGCTATGATTATGACATATTTACGGAAAAGATCTATAACTTTGAAACCTTAATATACTCAACTGATTGGTATAAGGCTTCACGTCTTATATGGAATAACAAAGACACCTGGAGTTTGTTAACAGGCTTTGAACAGAACCACTGGAAAGCCAACTATTTACTAGGTTGGAAAAAATCTGAGTATACTGAAAAAGCTGTA